CTCTTCGGTCTGATGCCGATAATTGCATGAAAGGAACAAATGATGCAGAACCAAGAATTACAATTTGTGTAAATGATTTGTAGTTCAGTTTAAGAATAAACTTCTCAAGGTATTCTTGATAGTCTCTTGCAGCTGCATCTTGATTTAATAACTCATTATCGCAATAGATTTCAAACACATTGGGTTTGATACCACGAACAATCTTATATGATTTATTATTGCTATCAAACTCAACTTCAACAACGCAATCTTTGGCATTGATTGAGTTCAATAGATTTGGTTTATTAACATTACGAAAGGCCTTACCGAACAAACCAAAACATAGTGCATCAAGCATTGTTGATTTGCCAGAACCATTTTCACCAACAACGAGTGTGTTAGTTTTATTGTTCAGTTTAATTTCAGTAAAATAATTACCAGTTGAAAGTAAGTTCTTCCAACGCACATAACGAAAGGTTATCATTATTTAAATTTTGGTCCTTCAACCCATACGACAATTGATTTTCTTTTACCCTTAGTTACAGGTGCAACTCTATGAATCATAAAAGATGGAAAAAGAATCATTCTTCCTTTTTTAGTTGGAATAGTTTCGGCATCTTTTTCGTTGCTATTGTTAATTTGAAACTCTCCACCCTCATACTCATCACCAGGTTCATTTACACACATTGTAATAGAAAGTTTTCTAGTTTCAACTATATTGTTTGGTTTATTTTTTCCTAAAATAGTATCCATGTGCCAATCATACTTACCATTTTCAGATGATTCATATTCTGTGTATTGAAATGAATTATAACCATTTAAATCAAATCCATAATATTGATTGTTGATAGCATCAATAACAAAGTTCATTCTTTGAAAAATCCATGAAGTATCTTCATTTTTTGGATCCCAATTATAAAACTTTATATTAGACACACGAATATCTTCATTTGGTTTATTTTCAACTAGTCCTGTTTTTAAATCAATATTACCTATTGTCTCACTTCTTTCAAGGCCTTGCGTATCAAAGTAAGCACACATTTTGTCCAACTCTTCATCACTAAATGCGCCATCCCAATAACACCATGGATGAGTGATGTGTTGTCTTTGTTCTGGATAATTATAAATGGTTTTATAGTTCATTCTGTGCTTTCTGTATTCAATGCCTCAATGTAGAGTTCTCTCATCAGAGATTTTAATTTGTCACTCTCAACATTCAAAGTCAAATTGTCAATATATTTTCCAAGGATAGTCATTGTATCTTCAGCTTGGTCAATCAATTCTTGGTCATTCTCAATTACTGTATCAGTAAAGTCTTCAACAATAGATATGTCAGATGCGCCTGATTTATAAAGATTGTCAATCACATTATCAAATAGGTATGGATTCTGTTTGTTAACAACAATTACCTTCACATATGTATCTTTCAATGGAGTGAAATCGTATGACTTCCAGAACTCAAAATCTTGTTCACCGTCATCATAAGATAATTTATGAAACATCTTGTAAGGGTTCTGTATGAATTCAAGTTCACGGGTATTCGTATCAAAGATATGAAAACCTCTTGGGTCATTATAGTCAGCCCAAGTCATCTCGCCTGGTGTGCCAACATAGTAGATATGTCCGTCATTTGATTTGTGATGAAAATGTCCTGTCAATACGATATCATACTTGTTTAATGGTTGTTTGTCAATACCACCATGACAAACATTGCCACGATCCATTTCAAACCCATCAATCTCAAAATGCCCAAAGCAGATTTGATATGTACTATTTTTTATTTGCGTAAAGATTTCTTCTTGATTATCAGCGCAAAGCCAAGGTACAATATCAATTCCCACACCATCAAATGATACCGAATTAAACTCATCATAGATTTTAATGTTTTCATATTCTTGCAATAGTAAAGAGGTAGAATTTACTTCAAGGGTATTCTTAAAGGCAACATCGTGATTACCTAGAAGTGTATGAAGTGTGATGTTGTTATCACGGAGTTTATTGAAGAAGTATTTACGGCACAGATATAGTGAATTGAAATTAATAAACTTTCTGCGGTCAAACAAATCACCAAGCTGAAACACCGTATCAATCTTATTTTGAATTAGATACGGAAAGAATACATCATCATAGAACTTTTTACAATAACGGTGAAACTCTAATGAATCACCACGCATACCAAAATGCGTATCACCTAGAATACAAATTTTCATAGTTCTTTTGGTATATCTAAATCAACTGGTTCAATAAATTTTTCAAGGCCTTTTACTTTAACCTTCTTTTTCTTTTCTCGGCTCTCTTCAAAGTTTTCAATGAATTCAGATATGTTATCATACAGTTCAAACTGCTTCATATTACCTTCAGCATCTTCATACATCTCACCTGAATCAAATATACCAAACTGTTGAGTTGCTTTGTATTTGACATAGAGTTGTTTCTTCTCTTTCATAATACGGCGTAGAAAGGCAAAGTAAATGATTTGAGTAAAGTATGCAAATGGGTTCTTTGATTTGGCAGGATCAAAGTTACGGAAATACATTAAACAATTTTCAATGCCGTCAGCAATCATCTCATCTCGGAAAGAGTATGATACAAAGTTAGGCTTGCGTGATAGATGTTCTGCAATCTTTAGAAAGCATTCACCAATATAGTTTGGTATGCGTGGGTCTTCTTTACCTTCTGTTTTGGCAATATCGCAGTTAGAACGATATTCAATAAGTGCTGTAAGGAAGTCAGCGTTATTTACATAGTGTTTCTTAGTCATAATATTCTCATTTTAACATATCCATTCCAATAAAGCAAAGCTTATTTTCACATTTACCTCAAATACTGCTTGACACATAATTTCAATCGTGTTATCATAGCGGTGTTCCGTTTCAAGAATAATTAAATATTCCTAAATCAGAATTAACTTCTTTGCTTACTCTCTCTGCCAGTTCGTTCACTCTTTTTCTATAATCAAACCCAAGAATAGAAGCTTTTGTTCCTGCATCATGCGGAGGAGTTCTGCCTGTTGATGTATACTGTTCAGAAGTTAAATCAATTAATTTTCCATTCAAGTCAATTACCCACCAATGATATATGCCTTCATCATCTAAGGCACGATACATTTTAATATTCTTTGTACCAAAAATTCTTTGTAAACATCCTGATGCATTATGGCAATGACCAAACATTGGGTTACTTGCGTTGCGTTGAACCCATTTCTTTGGTAACAAATCTGGTGTTAGATTGTTTTTGATAGCTTGACTCACTATCTCCAAATTTTGTTCATTATAAACCATCAATGAAAAGTTCTTCCACTAGTTTGAGTTTGCAACATTTCTAAAATCTCATCGTCTTCTTCATCTTCTTCCTCGTCATCATCATCTTGGTCATAGTTAGTTAATGATGCCTCAATGTTTGAACCATTTTCTTTCAGAGTAGTTTCCATATCATCAGCTGCATTGATATAGTAACTTATCATAGATTCTTTTGGTGATATTACAGTTAGAATATCTTTAGTGTATAACTCAGCTGAATTGTCTTCTATCAGTTCAGCTGGTAACCAAGGTCCCATCATCATAACAGTTCTATTCATTGATAATCTTTTAAAGAATAATGTCATTGGTCTATTAACAATAATAACACCAGAGTGTTCATCTTTGTTATAATTACCAATTATATCTTCACCAGATTGTAGTCTTATAATTTTTATATTATCCATTTTTTAGGTCTATGTTATAAAATTTATATTTAAATTTTTCTTCATCGTATATTTTAACACGTTCAACGAAATGTTTCAATGTGTAATTGGTATGTTTACCTGCTCTAAAGTCATCTGCAATATCAAATAGAGTTGCTTCTTGTTTGTTATCACCTATTCTAAGTCCTCTTCCTATTGATTGTAGATTTCTTATGCGAGACTTTGAAGGAGAAGCAAAAACAATATTGTGTAAATTCCTAATGTTAACACCAGTAGAAAAGGTACCATAAGAAGCCACAATAATAGCGTCTTTTTCTTTTTCAGTAATTGCACGAACTGATTCCCGAACTTCAACATCAGTTCCACCAAATACAAAAAACACATGCCTATTTTTCGTGTGCTCTTTAATAATTGCATGTAAGTTTTTACCATGTTTCTCTACAAACTGGAATAACACAAGTGTATTACCTTCAAGTGATAAGACAAGATTTTTAATAAACTCATTTCTCGCTTTATTTAGGACAATATAATCCACCTCTGTATTGTAATCCCAATCTCTGGATTGTTTGCATATATTATCAGGGTATTTTAATATCAAACATTTAATTTTAAACTCTGCAAGATGTTTATCATCCATCAATTCTTTAGTTGTTGTTGCTTGATATACTGGACCAAATAAACCTTCTAATACTAACCGATGTGTTTGAGTACCATCAAGTGTACCTGTACAACCGATACGATAACCTGCATTGGTACAACCAGATAAAATAGTTGCAAGTGATTTGGCTTTGAATTGATGTGCTTCGTCACCAACAACAAAATCAAATTGTTCAAAGTATTCTTTTTCGTTTTTATAGATTGATTGCCATGTGGTGATGGTTAGAAACTTGTTTGTGTGTTTCTCTTTACCAGAATATTGACGGTGACAATATTGTTCTGAATCGTAACCGTAGTCTGCAAAATCTTTGTACATCTGTTCAACTAAAGAAGTTGTAGGTACAATTAACAGACCTTTTATATTTTCTATTTGCAAATGGCGAATGATACAATATAGTATCAAAGATTTACCTGATGCTGTTGGTGATAACAATAACAATCGTTTATTACGAACAGCATGAATGAAAGACTTTAATTGATAGTCTCTAACCTCATGTGGTAGATTTAATGTTTTAATAAACTCTGTAGCTTCAACAACAGAGTATTCTTCAGTAACATTTACATTTGTATCTA